TGGAGCAGCTCGGCGAACTGGCGACGTACTTCACCGGCGGCGGAACGTACATCGGCGCGGCACTCTCGCACTGCGCCACCATGCTCGAGGAGGCGCAGAAGGCCCGCGGCGAGAAGCCCTGGAAGCGGGCCGACGTCATCATGATCACCGACGGCGCCTCCTATGATACCGAGGCGCAGGAGAAAGCCATCGAGCGGATCCGTAAGCAGGGAGGGCACCTCTATTCGTTCTTCGTGAACTGCAGCGGCTCCGGGCCGTGCCACGAGAAGGCGGACGAGAGCGTGACCATCTCCTCCTCGGACATCGCAGGAGGCGACCCCTCGAAGCTCGGGACGATCTTCTCGATCTGAACCGTTCGCCTCGAACCGGGCGCGAAGCGGATGCTCGATACGGTCGAGAGGACGCAGGTTGCCAAACGCTGGTAGATGGCGTGACGCCGAGGAGAGACCCGGGGTGCTGGACGTAGCTCAAACGGTCAGAGCACCGGCCTCGAGCCGGGTATGCGGGTTCAAGCCCCGCCGTCTGGACGAACGCGACAGGAGTCGCAGGAGAGGTGAAGTATGGATGAGCTGATGCGCCAGTTGTTTGAGGACTACCAACACAGCAGTGTCACGATCAGTCGGATCGGTACCTCCGAGTACGAGACCACGATCGAGCCGAGCAACGTGATGGCCTGCGCGGAGAACCCGGAGGCATCCCTGCGTGCCGCGCTCGCGGCGCTCGCCGAGGAGGATGCCGAGCAGCCGGAGATTCTCCGCTACCGTCGGAAGGAGGGCTAGGGTATGGAGACCAGTGGCGCAGTTATCGAGGAGCTCAAGAGGCGGCTCCGGGCGAAGAACCGGGCGTTCGCCAAGCTCACGCCCGCGCGGCAACGGGTCGCCATCGCGCGCGACGTTCTCGCGATGCTGAAGCAGGAGAAGATCGAGGCCGGCTCCACCTACTTCTCATCCGAGGAGGTGTCTGGTGTGGTGAGCATGGAGAGCAGGGCGCTCGACGCCGCGGTCGTCACCGAACAGGCAACGTGTCGCGTGTGCGGGATCGGCGGCATCTTCCTCGGTGCGATTCGTAACGCGGATCAGATGCCGTTCGGCGAGTTCCGCTCGATGATCGGGTTCGGCGAATGTTCCACGCGCACGCGCGCGGCGATGGTCCGGTACCTCCGGTCATGGTGGTCGCCGAGCGAGCTCACGCTGATCGAGCACTACTTCGAGGGCCGATATCCCATCACACTCGTGAAGCGCGACGGGACCAGGTATCCGAACCCGAGTCCGATTCTCGCCGACCCGAAGTCGCGCCATAAGCCGCTCTACGGCGATGGCTACTCGTGGAGTTCTCCGAAGGCCAACGATCGGCTCACTATGATCATGGAGAACATCATCTCGAACCGCGGACGGTTCAACCCGCGCCGCGGCAAGCACTCGCACCCGGACGCGATGATTCGTCGCGACTGGCGACGCGCCGCGCTCGGATAGGAGACCCAGGTGACCGCCCAATCGAACACGACACCGAGCGAGGTCGACGCGCCCAAGGCGCGGAGGTCGTCTCGACTCACGATCGTCACGGACAGCGAGCTCCAGACGTTCCGCTCGTGTCCCCAGCTCCATCACTTCAAGTACCGCGAGCGGCTTCGCCCGAAGGTGAGCGCGAAGCCGCTCGCGGTCGGGAGCATCTTCCACGCTGGGATGCGCGATGGGCTTCTTGCGGGGTGGCACCGCGAGGCGGTCAGACTCCCCACGGGAGAGCGCGTGAAGCTCCAGATCGAGATGGCAACGCGCGGCATCGATGGTCTCGTCGGCCGCTGGGCAAAGGAGATCGTCGAGAACACCGAGGAGAGCTCGCTCAACTTCGATGCCCTTGCCGAGGAGGTCGACCAGACTGCGGCGATGGTGAAGTGGATGCTCACGCACTACTTCCGCCAATCGGCGGGCGATCTGACGAACCTCGTGCTCGTCGAGGCCGAGATGCCGTTCGAGGTCGCGATGCTCGATCGCCGCGGGCGCCCGGTTCCCCATCTCCGCTACACCGGTGTCCGTGATGCGGTGTACTACGACCCGGGCTATAACCAGCTCGTGCTCGATGAGCACAAGACCACCGGCGGGGACCCTCGGACCATCGAGCGGCGCGTCGAGATGGATACGCAGGCCGCGGGGTACCTCCACGCGCTCCGCGAGGAGCTCAAGACGCTAACCGGCGTCGGACGTTCGCCCGCGATCACCTCGCGCGCCGCGGATGTCGGGGTCGGGCGCGTGCGCTACAACGCGCTGCGCAAGGCGCTCCCACGGACCCCGAACGTGAACAAGGATGGCTCTGTATCGGTTGCCGCCTGTATCACCACGCTCGAGCTCTACGAGGCTGCGCTGCACGAGCAGGTCCAGGTTCGCCGGATCCCGGTCTCCGCGAAGCAGAGCGAGTTCCTTGAGAACCTCCGTAACGCGGGGGACAGGTTCTTCGCCCGCGTCGAGTGGCACCGTTCCGACGAGGACATCGAGAGGTGGCGTTCTGACACCTTCGTCGATGCGAGCCGTATCCGCGAAGCGGAGCGGAATCCTGCCCACCGCACGCGGAACCCCGGGCACTGCAACATGGCTTGGTCCCTACCGTGCTCGTACCGTCAGATCTGCCTCGACCCCGGCGCGCCCGAGCTCCGCGCGCAGTTCCGGGTCATCGAGGATGTCCACTCGGAGGTGCGCGCCGCCGAGGTCGAGGTAGACGCCGCGGTGTGAACCGCGATACACCGAGGATCCAAGGAGACACGACGCGATGTCCAAGACCCACGAGATCGAAGCGGAGATCGAGCAGGACGCCGAGGAGACGAAGGCGGAGTCCAGGCGCGGCGGTAAGCTCGCCGAGAACGCGCTGGAGGCGGTGAGTACGGCACCGGACCAGGAGACCGCCGCGCACATCATGCGCGCGTTCATCGCGTGGCAGACGATCAAGGACTACGCCAAGGACGAGCGCAAGAGGCTCAACGAGAAGCTCGCCGGCCGGACCGCGCAGTTCAAGGAGGCCATGGAGGTCGGCCACGCATCTACCTCCGATCAGATCCTGAAGCTCTCCGTCGTGGAGCAGAGGTGGCAGGAGCTCGAGGAGGCTCGCGACGAGAAGAAAGAGGTCAACGGTGCGCTCCGCGAGCAGATCAAGGCCGCGGAGCAGAAGATCAGGGACCTCATCGAGGAGTCGAAGTCGAACCAGATGAACCTATTCTCCGAGTCGTCGGGGGCCGATGACTCGGGCGGAGTCCAGAGCGACGCCGAATAACCAGGCTCAGAAGGAAAACCAAGCAATGGAAGTGATCGACTGGAACGAGACCGTCGCGACGAGGAAGCTGAAAGCTCTCGTCTACGGTCGCCCCGGAACGGGGAAAACGCAGTTCGGGGTCAGCGCGCCCAAGCCGCTGATCCTGCTCAACGAGCGTCAGGCCATCCCGCACATCGTCGGTGCGGCGAGGCGGCTCGGCCGCGACATCCCGCCGACGCTTATCATGCGTCACGTGCAGGACTACCGGAACGTCTTGCGCGCGCTGCACGGCGACCGCTCCAAGACGTTCCGCGTCCTCGCCCCCGGGATGGACAAGGAGGGGAACCCGGAGGAGAGGGTGGTCTACGAGTCCGCCGAGTGGCCCGAGACCATCGTGCTCGATTCCCTCACCGAGGTCTGCGAGCTCGTCTCGCAGGAGATCCGCGAGCAGTCCCCGCCGAAGGAGGGGAAGGATGGTCTCCCCGTCGATTCGGAGCGGTACTGGAACGTCCTGTTCGATCGGTGCGCGAAGCTGATCCGCGCGTTCCGTGACGTGGACATGAACATCCTGTTCCTCTGCCTCCTCGACGATCGAACCATCGGCGAAGGCGACGATGCTGTCCGCGCGGTCGGCCCTCAGCTCGCCATGCGCCGACTCCCCGGCGTGGTGATGGCGGCGGTGAACGTCGTGGGCGTCACGTACCGCACGCTCGGGCGTGACAAGGTGTCGGTCTACGGGATCAACACCGTCGGCCCGGACTACATCGAGCTCAAGCCGTACCCCCCGCTCCGCGCGCAGGAGGTGATGGACTTCTCCTCGTGGGTCGCGCGGATCAACGGCGT